CAGGCAGAACTCAACAGAAAAGACGTAAAACAAAAAACCACTTTGGAAATTTTTATTCCAAATTTTGGTTAGGAGTAAAAAATGATAGAAAATGTAAAAGTATATGGATTTGAGGAAAGTGTAAAAGCCTCAAAATATCCAATGGCTATAAATACAGAAAAATGTACTTCACAAGTAGTAGATAGAACTTATGCTCTTGGTTCAGTTCCAACTGGAACAGGACATGATAACTTCCTAAAAGGAATTGTTGTTCAGTTTGATTTAACAATGACTCCAAAAATGAGTGTAGAATTAGAGCGTTATCATTTTATTGATTTTGTTTCTAGTCAATCTACAATGCACAAAATTACTAAATTTGATTTAGATAAAGCATATATAAAATATGTTGATAAAAGATGCATTGATATTATAAAGGAAAAAGTAGAAAAATATAATTCTCTAACAAAAGAAGAACAAAGCTCAGAAGAAGGAAAAGAACTATATTTACAAATTTTATATTCCAATCCCTGTGGAATCCTTTTGACATCGCGTATGACTACTAATTATCAACAATTAAAAACTATCTACCAACAGAGAAGAAATCATAGATTACCTGAATGGCAAGTTTTTTGCGATTGGGTAGAAACTTTACCATTATTTATGGAACTTTGCTTTAAAGACAATAAATAATATTTGACTTTTATTAAATTTTATGATATAATAAATTATAATAAAGAATAAAGGAAATGATAAAATATGAGTAAAGAAAAAGGTAAAGAGAAGTTTATAAAAATGGTTGAAGAATTAATTTCAGTTTTAGATTTATCAGAATATAAAGAAGAAATGGAATATTTTAATTCATTAAAAGAAACAAAAGAAGAAAAGATTATTACAGAAAAAGGTCTAAAAATATTAAATTTTATGAAAGAGCATAAAAGTGAATATAATAATATTTTTAAAGCTAATGATATAGGTGCGGGATTGCAAGTCTCAGGACGTTCAGTATCTGGGTCAATTCCTAAGTTAATTGCATCAAATTTTGTTGAAAAAGTAGGTTCAAATCCAGTATGTTATTCTCTTACTGAATTGGGCGAGACTTTTAATATATAATAAAATTATAAGGAGAAAAGTAAATGAAGCATATCACAAACAGAGAAAATATTGAAGGTTATTTATATCAGGTAAACATTGAAAAGAAAGAGTCTGGACCTAACTCAAAACATCCCGGAACTATTTATATCGCTGGTGATATAGAAGTTGCAACTGATGAAGAAGGTTTTAATATTATTCCTATTCATTTTACTTACACAACCGCGACAACAAGCACTGGGAAAAAGAATAATACATTTGATGTATTATCAAAGATAATTGATGAAAAGCGCTCTTGGTTAGATGTAGGAAAAGAAAATGCAACAAAAGTAAGAGTAGACACAGCTTTTGGATTAAATGATTTTTATAATAATGATGATGAACTTGTTTCTGCAAAGAGAAATGAAGGTGGATTTGTTAGTATTATAAATAAATTTAAACATGATGAAGATGAAATAGATGATAGAAGTTCTTTTGAAACAGATATGGTTATTACTTCTATAAAGACTGTAGAAGCTAATGAAGAGCGTCAGACAGATGAATATGTGGCTGTAAGAGGTTGTGTATTTAATTTTAGAGGTGAATTACTTCCAACCGAGTTTGTTGTAAAAAGTCAGGCTGGTATGAAATATTTTAATTCTATTGCAGAAGATATTTCTCCAAACAAGCCTTTTTATACAAAAGTTTTTGGCACAATTAAAAATGCTACAATAAAAACAGAGAAAGTTCAGGAATCTGCTTTTGGTGAAGCAAAAGTAATAAAGACTGAAAGAAATATTAGAGAATGGGTTATCACAGGAGCTTCTCCAGAACCATATGATTTTGAAGAATCTGATGCAAATGACCTTAGAAAAGCTCAGCAGGATAGAGAAGTTCAGTTGGCTGAGAAAAAGAAAAGAAATGAAGAGTATAAAGCAAGCAAGAATAGTGGAACTATTGCTACAAGCACACCTGTTAAACAGGGCGGATTTAACTTTTAATTAAAATAGAAGGAGAATAAAAATGGATATAAATTTATTGGATATTCAACCTCATCAGGTTAGTAGAGACATGAGAGGCTATATAGTATTCTTCTACGGAGACCCAAAGAGTAAATAAAACTGCTCTCTTTATAGGTAACTATAAGGTTCACATCGCAGAAAAATCGGGAACATCTATTTAGATGAATCCGAAGGGAAGTTATAATATAATAATTATAACACACGCAACGCGTAGCTTTTGAAACTATTATTTTAAAGGAGAATGTTACACATATGGACATCCAAGATATGATTGATTTATATAATAAAGGAAAATCTTTAAGTTTTATTGCAAATAAATATAATACTTATGGGGCAAAAATTAAAAAAATTCTTATTGAAAATGGAGTTGTAATAAGAACTAGAGCTGAGCAAAATAAGATTACCAATCAAGAAAGAGGAAAAAAAGTTAATCATACTTATTTTGATAATATAGATACTTGTCAAAAAGCGTGGTTACTTGGCTTTTTAGCTGCAGATGGTTCTGTAGCATCTGATAGAAATAGAATAAAAATAGGATTAAGTTCAGTAGATAGAAAAATTCTTGAAAAAATTCAAAAAGAGTTAGGTTCTGAAAGAGAAATTTTAGATTATGAAACTAATCAAGGATTTCAAATTTCAGAATTAAGTTGGAGCAGTGAAAATCATAAAAACAAATTAGCTAAATATGACATAGTTCCAAATAAAACTTATAAAGGTATAAATTTACCTAAATTTGAAAATGATAATTTTATATTAGCTTACATTTTAGGATATTATGATGGAGATGGTTGTTTTAAAAATGACGGAACAACTTGTAGATTTGAAATTTGCTCATATGATAAAATAATTTTAGAAGATTTTGCAAAAGTAATTAATCAAAGAATCAATAGTTGTAAAGAAGTATATAAAGACCCTAGTAGAAAAAATTATTATACTTTAACTTATTCAACTAAAGATGCTATTCAAATTTTAGATTCTATATATAAAATAATGAATGAAACAAATAGTTTTTATCTTCAAAGAAAATATGATAAATATATAGAATGGAAAAAACAAAATAATAGAATATAATAAAGCCAAGAGTCTGCGACTTCCTTATTTAAGGAAGAGAAGGTACGCTAAACTGGATTGGAAATGACCAATCGATAACTTTAATTTGTGGCAATTAAAGAAATGAGAGTAATCTCCAGAGTGCAAGATAAAAAACTTGCAGTTAATAACTATTTGGGAAAGACGACCACTGCCGCAAAATTTCCAAACTCTCTTTTATTAGCTTTTGAAAAAGGATTTAACGCTATCCCAGGAGTTATGGCTCAGCCTATAAACTCTTGGGGAGATTTTAGAAAAGTCTTAAAGCAATTAAAAGATGAAAATGTACAAGAAAAATTTAGTACCATTATTATAGATACTGCGGATATTGCATATGACCTTTGCGAAAGATATATATGTGAAAATGCAAAAAGGTCTGATGGAAGTTTTGGTGTAGATTCCATTGGAGATATAGGTTATGGTAAAGGATATACTCTATTAGCAAAAGAATTTGATGAATGTCTTAGAAGCATTGTTCAAATGAACTATGGTTTAGTTTTAATTAGTCATGCTGTTGATAAGACATTTACTGATGAACAGAATAGGGAATATAATAAAATTGTTCCTACTCTTAGCGCAAAAGCAAAAAATATTGTATCTCGTATGGCAGATATAATTGGTTATTCAAGAGCAGTTCAAAATGCAGACGGAACAATTTCAACAAAGTTATTTATGAGAGGAACTCCAAGATATGAGGCAGGAAGTAGATTTAAACATACTCCTGATTATATTGATTTTAGCTATAATAATTTAGTTAATGCTCTTGGAGAGGCTATTGATAAGCAAGCAAAAGAAGAAGGTTCTGAGTTTTTCACAGATAAAAGTTCAAATCTTTATGAAATTACTTCACAAGAACTTGATTTTGATGTGTTATTAGATACTTTTAATAGTATGATAAATAACTTAATTGAAAAAGATGAAGATTATTTCCAGTCTTACTGGTCTCCGCGTATAACTCAAATTATTGAGAGATACTTAGGAAAAGGACAGAAAGTTAATAATTGTTCAAGAGACCAAGTGCAAGCATTGGATTTAATTATAACAGACTTAAAAGAACTTCTTAATAATTAATATAAAAAGGAACGCAATTTATTTGCGTTCCTTGATTTTTTATAAAATTTATGATATAATAATATAGAAAATAATAAAGAAGGAAAAGTGATTTTTATGGGACATGTCGTGAAATGTGCTATTTGTGGTGAATCATTTGATAGAGATAAAATTCAAGCTGTTATACATGGAAGTAGAAGATATTCTCATTATGAATGTGAACCAGATAAAGAATTAGTCCCGCTTCCAGAAAAGAAAGAAGACCCCGAGTTAAAAGCACTAAAAGATTATATTAATAATCTCATGGGTAAAAAATGTAATTGGGCTATGATAATGAAACAAATTAGAGAGTTTAAAGAAGAAAAAAAATATACTTATAGTGGTATGTTAAAATCTTTAATTTATTTCTATGAAATTAAAAATGGTTCAATAAATAAAAGTTTGGGAGCAATAGGAATAATTCCTTTTGTGTATAATGATGCTTATAATTATTATTATAATTTATATATAGCAAAACAAAATATAAATGAAAATAATATAACTAAAGAAAATAGTATAAAAGAAATTACTATTGATTTGCCAATATCAAAACCAAAAGAAAAAAAGAAATTTAATTTTATGGATATGGAGGATTAACAATGACATCTAAATATATAGACATCCCTGCAATAATCCAAGTTCTAGGTTGTGTATATCAAAAACCATCTTTAATTGATGAAGAAGAAAAATATTTTTTTAATGAAGATGATTTTCCTCAAGAATTTCATAAAATCATTTTTGGCTCAATTTATAATTTATATAAGTTAGGCGCAAAAACAATAACCCCTAATACAATAGAAGATTATTTAGAGAATAAGCCAAAGAAATTAGCAGTTTATAAAGCTAATAAAGGTAGAGAATATCTTGAAGAACTTTCTAATAAAGTTCAACTTTCTACTTTTGATTATTATTATCAAAGAATGAAAAAAATGACTCTATTAAGAATGTATAATAGTATTGGTATGGACTTATCTTGGTTATATGACCCTGATAATATTTTTGACGCTAAGAAAAAACAAATTCAAGAGGAATGGTTAGATAATACATCTTTAATAGAAATTGCTGATACAATAGATAAGAAGATAGAAGATATTAAGTTAAAGTATATAGATGATGCGGATATGGATTTTGAACAGGCGGGAAGTAATATTATAGAATTAATCGAAGGATTTGAAAAGAACCCCGAGATTGGCTATCCTTTATTTGGCGGACTGTTTAACTCTATAACGCGAGGTGCGCGATTAAGGAAATTTTATCTACGTAGCGCCGCGACCGGTGTAGGTAAAACCAGAGCTATGATAGCGGATGCTTGTTCTATTGCTTGTGATACTCTTTATGATATAAATAAAGGAGAATGGGTAGAAAATAACACTAAAGAACCTACTATCTTTATTTCAACAGAGCAAGAGATAGATGAAATTCAAACTATGATGTTAGCTTTTGTGGCGGATGTTGATGAAGACCATATCTTATATAATAATTATTATGAAGGCGAAAAAGAAAGAATTATCCAAGCCGCAAAAATTCTTTCAGAGAGTCCTTTATATATTAAACAGCTTCCAGATTTTTCTCTGCAAGACATTGAGAATACAATAAAATTAGGCATTAGAGATTGGAACGCAAAATACGTATTCTTTGACTATATACATTCCAGCATGAAAATTCTTAGTGAGATAAGTTCAAAAGCAGGAGTAAAAGGTTTGAGAGAAGATAATGTTCTTTTCATGATTTCAGTTAGATTAAAAGATTTATGTAATCAATATGGTGTCTTTATTATGACAGCAACTCAGTTAAATAGTGATTATTTAACAGCACAACAGTATGACCAAAATCTTTTACGAGGCGCAAAAAGTATTGCAGATAAAATCGATTTAGGTGAAATTATGTTACAAACAAGTCAAGAGGATAAAGAAATTCTTAAAGACTATTGTGAAAAAAACGCATATTCAATACCAGATATAAAAGTCTCTGTTTATAAAAATAGACGAGGTAGATACAAAGATATTTTAGTTTGGTGTAGAGCTAGAAGAGGAGTCTGTAAAATTGAACCTATGTTTGTAACTGATTACTTATATAATCCAATAGATATAAAAGAATTAAAAATAAATATAAGAAAACCAAAGGCAAGTGCATTTTAAAATAAAGGAATAAAGAAATGGGTTATCAATTAAATAAAGATAAGGTAAAAAATGAATTAACAATAGAGCAAATACATGAGTTAGTTGCGGAATTGGGTGGGGAACCCCGCCCAATTTCAAATGGAATGTTTGTTTCTCAAACTATATGTCATAACCATTTGGGAGAAGGCTCTCATAAATTATATTATTATGATAATACAAAACTTTTTAGATGTTACACTGAGTGTGAAGATACCTTTGATATTTTTGAGCTTGTCTGTAAAGTTAAAAATTTAGCTGAGGAATTTAAAAGTACATATACAAAAGAAGGATTAGTTTTGCGAAAATGGGAGTTATATGATGCAGTTGAATTTGTAGCTTTATATTTTAATTTAATTGATGAATGTTCAAACTTTGAATCTTTTGATTTAAAAACTAAATTAAAAGATTGGGAAGTTTTTGAAAGATATGAAGAAAAAGAAATCTTAAAAGGTCAACAAAATTCTTTAAGAGTTTATGATAGCAATATTTTAACATTCCTTCCTAAGCCTACTATTGTAGATTGGGAAAATGAAGAAATAAAAAAAGAAGTTATGGATAATCATAATATATGTTATAATCCAAGAAATGCGGGAATAGTAATTCCTCATTATGATATAAATGGAAATTTAGTGGGAATCCGCGAAAGAACACTTGTAAAAGAAAATGAACAATATGGAAAATATAAACCAGCTATTCTAAATGGAAAGATGTATAATCACCCTCTTGGTTTTAATTTGTATAATCTCAATATGAGTAAAAACAATATAAAATTAATTAAAAAAGCTATTATCTTTGAGTCAGAAAAAAGTTGTCTTAAATATGCTAGCTATTTTGGAGAAGAGAATGATATTACTGTAGCCTGTTGCGGACAGACCATAACAAGTTTTCAGTTAGAGCTTTTAAGTAAAATAGGTGTAGAAGAAATTATTATAGCTTTTGATAGAGAAGGCGAAAAAGATAATAAAAAACAATATGTACAAAAATTTTATAATTATCAAAAAAAATATGGGGCATTATATAATTTAAGTTTTATTTATGACAAAGAAGAAAAGTATTTAGATTATAAGTCTGCTCCAATAGACCATGGAAAAGAAACCTTTTTAAAATTATTTAAAGAAAGGATTTATTTATGACTTATTATGAGTACAAAGATTTAGTTAATCAATTTGAACAACTATATAATAAAATAAAAATTCTTTTTGAAAAAGTTGAAACAGAAAAGCAAAAAAGGTATAGTAGATATAAAGAAGAACCAACTCAAGAGCATGAAGAAGAGAAGAAAAAAATTGATACTTTATATAATATAATTTGGGTTCAATATACTGCAATAGAAAAAGAATATGTTTTTGTTAAAGATGTTCTTGATAATAGAAGCATTTATGAAAATATTATAAATTTATTAAGATATGAAATAGAAGATTATAACAAAAGTGAACAACGTGTAAAAAAATACTTTTCTGAAAAAAAGAATATAGAAAATAATTTATTACTTGATAAGGAAAGGTGGATGTTTACACAATGAAATATAAACTAATAAAACCTGTTAATAAAAACTATTCTGCAATAGAACAGGTATTAACAAATAGAAATATTGATATTAAAGAGATTAACCATTATCTAAATACAACAGATGCAGATATAAATCCTCCTGAGGCTTTTGGAGAAGATAAAATGCGGGAAGCGGCTCAAATTCTCATTACCGCGATTAAAGAAAAAAAGTCTGTCTTAATAGTGGTGGACGCGGACTGTGATGGATATACCTCCGCCGCATTATTATTAAATTATCTATATGAACTATTTCCTTCTTTTGTTTTAGAAAATATTCAACATTATATTCACAATGGAA